ACTTTCTAACGCAAGTTGACCCATTGTAATCTTTTTTTCTAAGTTTTTTAAACGTTCGATATATCCTTTATTACGTAGATGTTTGAATGCCATGTTTTCTACCGAATACTCGCCTTCTGATTCTAAACCAGTTTGGCGAAGATGCTGGAGTCGTTGTTTGATGCTTTTAATTTTTTGTTCTATATGTGGATCCGTCTCTTTGAGTGAATCGATATCGTATTCGTATGGTTCTGCTTTTTGCTGAATGGCTCCATCATCTACTGTTACAGTGTCTGAGGCTGGTTTGCGTATCCATTTATCACGTAGCACGGAATATATTCCTACCGATGAATGCAAGTCCTCATTTGAATCTTGGGCATACAACTCAATGTTCATTCCCTTATATGTTAAAGGGTGTGTGGTGTTCCATATGCTTTTCTTTGCATGCATATAATTTTTAACTATGTGTAGGTTGTCTCCAATTTCTAAATAGTTAATAACAACATGCAAATCAATATCACTATGTTCCGTCCAATTGTAATTAGCACTACTGCCGATGATTATAACATCATGGATATCACAACGTACTTCTAAAAAATTGTAAAATGCTTTTGCAATTTTCATGAAACCAACACGAAGCTTGGGATGAAGTTTGTCTCCATCCCAAAGCTTTGGATTAAGTGTGCTATGTGTTTGATATTCGGTTATCATTGTTTATTTTGTGTTAGTAGCAGTTGGTGTAGCAAACTTAACTTTTTCAACATTGCCTTTTTCATCTCGTGTTACAAAATCATAATCTCCTGGATCAGATTTATATACTGGCAGTGTTTTTGATGCTACTTTATCTGCAGCATCAACTGTTCCTACTATAACAGGTTTTACATATTTATTATACATGGTACGCATTGCATTTGATGATCCAAATGCCCATGATAATAATGATACGATGAATCCTTGTCGTTGATCCCGATCATCTGTATACACTCCTGTTTTTTCTAGTAAATCTTGAAATTCATTGTAAATTACATCTAATGCTTTTGGTCTAGCAAACAATCGTTTAATAACATACAACACCATCTCAATTGCTTTAAAGAGCCAACTCAGCCACGCACCGCCATTCGTACTTAGCCATTTCATTGCTGGTTCGAATAGTGGATCTAGAATTCCAGATGATTTCCAATCGTATTTTAAACCTAATACTTTACCAGTATCATAGGTTCTATAAATTGCATTTGGTAATAGTGCACAAAATCTAGCCCAAAACGTTTTTGTGTATTCGACAAAAATTAAATTGCCAGAATTAATTGTTTCTTTAATAAATTGGTTAGTCCAAAGTCGTTGTGCTTCTTTACCTACTACGCTGCCGCCTATTGTTTTTGTTGCACTAAACAACGGTACTATTATTTTTTTATAAATTTCAGCACCATTGCCAGAATTAATAATTTTTGAAATTGCTCCCCAAATTTCAGCATCAACATTTCTAACACCGGTGTTTAATAAATCTGCTGGTAATCCTAATGTTTGAATCATATTCATGTTGATAGCACCACCTGGTAATCTAAATGTCGCAGTTTTTATCCATGTTGTTATAGAAGCTTTATTTTCGTTTAAAATTTTATATAATATTGTTCTACCACCTGGCGTATTTAACACTGATGCCAGAAACACTTCCGGTCGTTTTTTACATAAAACTGTAAATGAGTTTACCATGTTTGATGCTACAGAATCCCATACTTTTTTCGGAAGCATTGCAACAACATTTCCCCATACTTTTCCTAACACGGTTGGAGCAGTGTTTCTAAAGAATTTAGATGTAGCAAGTAAAATTTCTTTTTTATTTTTTTTGCTATATGTTTTAACGGCAGTAGCTAAAAATAATTCATCAGCGCCTTCTTCTGCAATCTTTAATAATCGTTCTGATTTTTTTGCATTAACGAGCGCCCAAGCTTGGAATGCGTCGCCATATCGTACGACCATCTGTTCAGCAATTCTAGATAATGCAACATTTGTCGCCCTAAATCCTCGTGCAACAGCAAGCATTAATTGCTTTAAATTTTTCATTGTAGCAAGTTTACTAAACTGTTTAAAAAAGTCTTTTACATTTTTACGTTGGCGCGCATTTCTTCTCCACATTTCTAGAAATGCCTGTTCGCTTTGTAACGCTGCCTGTATAGCCTCAGGGCCAACTTTACCACCAAATTTTACTGCTGTTATAAGTCGTTTGCTACCTAATTTAACGATACTACCGGCGATTGGAATAACTGCAATCATTGATAAACATCCTTCTAATTTGCGGCCGCGAATAAAATAGCCAATTCCATTAAAGAAGTCAATTATATCACCATATCCCGGGATCAATCCAGCCCAATCCAATATAGACTGTACGGTATCCAATACTTGTGATACTGGTTTGTCAGAAATATCCTCAAATCCACGTGCTGATCGTTGGTATAGATTCTTATCATTGAGTCCATGTCCTGCTATTAAAAAGAATCTTTTAATCCACCCGGATTCCTTATACACATCAAATTCACCAGATTTTACATCATCGGTTAAGTTAAATATTAAATTTTTACCTTTTTTATAAATGTATCCGAATACTTGTCCGCCTGGATTACTTATTTGAATTTTATTTCCAGCTAGCTTCCATTTGAATTTAGTACTAGTACTTAAATCTGGTCGCATATAAACATATCCGTCAGATTGGAAATGAAACAATGTTCCTGATTTTAAATCTGCGGCATACACCGGTACTTGCCAGTTATACGAGTTTACCGCAGCATTCGTTAACCGTCCTGCGTTGTTTGGAGATAATTTATCTGTACGGAATACTTGGGTTTTAAACAATTGCTCTGCTGGTGCTAAGTTCTCTGGCCATGGTTTTAACTTTTTACTCGCAATTATCTTATCCATTTCTTTTTCGTTTTTCGTTAAGAATGAATTAGGACCCATTTGCGTAGGGAATATTCGTAAATTTGGATCTGGTTTTGTTGGATCAAATGTTGTTTTTTGTTTAACAAGATTTGTTAGTGAATCTTCTTCGCGGGAAGTTAACAATTGTTCACTTAAAACTGCATCTTTTTGAAAAGCTTCGCGAAGCACTGCTTCTATAGTTACCTCGGTCTGAGGAGTTGGTGTATTAGTATCCGCTGGTGCTGATTTAATATCTCGAAGTATCGCTTCTCGCAACACGGCATCCAATGTAATAGCGTTAGATTGATTCATATTATAATTTTCCTATTTATTATAAATATCATCATTTCCAAAAGAGCTGTATTAAAATCAATGCAAATGCTAAGCCAAGTGATACTGCTGTTTTTAAATTGATGGCTTCCTCCCGGAATACCCAGGTCATTACGGCAAACATGGTAATACCGGTGACAAATGAAACAAAACGACCTGGCCAGAATGCGCCTTCGAACCCAATAACCGCAAATCGTGTTGCTTCCATAAACAACCAGGTGATTGGAACACCCATTAGCATAAGTGCCCACCGATATGTTTTAGCCCATGGCCATATTAATGGTCCATTGGTTTGTATCCATACGAAGCTTTGTCCTAACAAAAAAATTAATATGGAGAATATAATGTATTTATAGTTCATACTTTATTATATGAAAACTATAGACATTATCCAATTATTTCCGGTCTCCTTTGTGATTATCAAATCGATCTAATATTTTATTTAATAATTCTGTTTGTATGTATCCAGCCATTGATGCATTTTTTAATGCACTCATTAGTTGGAATATGATAAATGGAAACAATATAGTCTCACTTAACCAACCAGTTCCGGGAAATCCTTTTTCTACTAGCAGTAACACTGTTAATATCACAATCCAAGTTACTGCGGTTCGTAATACTTTAAGAGCTTTACGGGTTTGAAATCCTTCGCGTTTTGTTCCTGCAATAATTCCAAATATACCATCAATCAATACTACTGCTAACAGCGCTGTATATTGTTCAGAAAATTCTGCAGTTAATTTGAAGAAGAATGTTCCTATGAATGACAGTGAGGTTGTTATTAATATTAGTAGCTTTTCTAGTTTCATTTTATATCCACCAAATTGATTAAAGTATATAAATAATTTATTTTGTTTGTTTACTGCCTTCTTGTGTAGCATACTTGATACCCATAATTGTACCCACTATTGAAAAGGCATTTGTTAATAATACACTAAACATGTTACTCCACGTTGATCCGATGATCTGGGTATCTTGATTTGTTATAATAGCCGCCCAGTATAATACCGTTGTTATAACGCCTACTCCAACTATAACAGCTAGAGCAACCTTAACAATGATTTTTATTAACTCGCCTTGACTCTTTTTCATTATTATATCCAAATCATTCAAAGCTGCATTTTTTTCTAATTCTATGGAATTTTTGAGTTTTTCAGAATTGTTTAACTCTATTTGCAAATTCTTTGAAAGGGCATCTATTTTTTTCTTGTTATTTACAGCATCGGTAACATCCGTTGCAATTTTAACTACATCAGTAATGTTTCCTTTACTGTCTGTTACTGGGTTGTAAGATGCTTGCAAATAAACAGTAGACCCATCTACTTTCTTTCTTTCAAATATTCCATCAAAAAACTTGCCTTTTCTTAAACTCTCCCAAAACTTAGCATACTCATCAGACTTTGAATACTCGTAGCTAACAAAAACACTGTGATGCTTCCCAATGACTTTGTTTTTTTCATTGGCCTTATACCCCATGGTTTCTAGAAATATAGAATTTACATCTGTTATGAAACCATCAATATTAAAACTAATTAGGGCTGTGCTTCTGTTAATTGCATCTATTTGTTTTTTGCTATTGACAATTACACTAACGTCAGTAGCAATTTTCATGACTTTGGTTATCTTACCATCCTCATTAAAAATAGGATTATAAGTTGCTTGGAGATTAATAAGACTTCCATCTTTTTTTCTTCTCTCAAATTCTCCAGTATAATGTTTGCCGCTTCTTAGTATGTCCCAAAACTTTTCGTATTCAAGGGATCTTGCATAATCTTCACATACAAAAATGCTATGGTGTTTACCAATGATATCATCATGGTTTCCTTTACCAAACCCCATGGCTTCCAAAAAAATGTCATTAACCCCTAGTATAATACCACTAAGGTCAAAGTAAATAATAGCATTACTTCTATTAATTGCTTCAAGTCTGCTTAATAACTCTTCTTTTGGTAGATTTTTCATTGCTTTAATTTTCTAATTGTAAATCTTATAGAAATGACTATCTGAAGGTTTATTTTCAGTTTTCTATGTATTTTAAAATTATACTATGTCAGTTGATTCAATTAAAGTATATGAAAATTTATTGCCATTCGCTGTTTTAGCTTTGCGACAAATTGACATAAACTCTTCAAAATCAGCAGAACGTTTAAATACTTGACAACCTTCTGACCAATTTTCTACATATGTAGAATCTGCGCCAGCTTTATGAATGTTGATTCCAAATACACCTTCTTGAATTGATTTTTCATCATACACCATATCTTTGTTTGGATCACGGAACACTTTAACTGGTTTGTTTTGTCCTAAGGCTTCATATTTCCCAGCATGCAAACGCATTATATGTGAATCGATATATTGTCCTTCAACTAAACGAGCAACGCCGGCTTTGTTTCCATACTGCATTACACCTTTTGTTCCCGGATCGGTTGTTGCTGGCCAACAATGGAATTTTTCTTCTCCATTTACTGTGTAAGTTAATGTAATGTGGTCATCAAACAGATTGGTTACTTTCTGACCCGGGGCTGAATTACGAACTCCAACAATGTTTAAAACATAATCAGCGCCAGCAAACCATTTATATCCTTTTGCTTTAACCGCTGCTTCAACTTGTTCTTTTGTGTATTTAGTAACAGCTGTTGATTTAGCTTCTACAACGATTCCCATCTTAGCTAATGTTGCTGGGCCGACTACTCCGTCTGCAGTTAATCCGTTTTTAGTTTGCCATGCTTTAACTGCTTCTTCTGTTTTAGGTCCGAAATTTCCTACTGGGTCTACACCTAGTACTACTTGAATCTTTTTAACCGTCTCGTTGTTATCACCTTTTTTTAGTATCATAAAACTATCCTTATTCGTAATTGTTGTTTAATCTTTCTTAAAATATAAATTTGCTTCTGCTTCACGGCGACGAACTAGACCCTTTAACACGCGGCCTCCTGCCTTTGTCCATTTCATGAACTCAGCTCGGATAGTTTCGTCTTCTGGATTAGCATTAACTTTTTTTAATAATGTTGATGATTTTAGGTTTGCTGGACCTAGATTATAAGCAAATGATACTAGTGCATCAAATTGATTCTGATTGATGTCGTCGCGACAATATGAATCTACATACTGCTCAAAACTGCAAAGCATGCTTTGTAATAGTTCTGTTCCGCGGGCTTCTGTAATCACAGCATCCGTCATTGTTACTTTTTTACCCCCTGGATAAAAAGTTGCACCGTAACCAATAGTAGGAATACCTGCAGGGCACTTATAAGGTGCTGCGCGAAACCCTTCCATTGTTTTGATTATTTCAATTCCTGGGTTACCTGTTTTTGTAATTTTCATGACTGTTTAACCTTTTTTTTTATTTATTTTTTGATAAAAACTTTTCAGCTACATTACCAGCAATACAAATAATTACAATAGTTTTAACAGCATCAACTAGATCTTCAGATGGTTTAATTGATTCATGAGAATATGAATTCAATAACATGGTGACAGAAATAAATATGAATCCAATAAATGCAATAACTCGTTTAATTGAGGTGTCTCCACCGGTGAACATTTCTTTGATAAAATTTTTCATGTAGCTACTTTCTTATACTTCAAGTATAAATATCAGT